TAACTAACCGTAAATATTTCTTATCAACCCAAAACATAATCTATATATCTATTATACTACAAAACGCAGATTTGTCAATGCCTCACTTCTGATATAATGAACCGTCTTTTTGATTAAAGAGTACTATTTGATCAAGATCATGCATACTTTCTACTTGTGGTATAGCACCATACAATACAAAGTTCTGTATGTCTTTAGTTTTACCACCAAATATTACTTGTTGTAAGTCATTGAATATTTCATTCTTTTGATACCAGAATTTAATAACTCTCTTTTCCCAAGTTTCACCAGGATTACCACCCAATATACCACCATGAATTACTAATCTCACTTCTTCATTAGGATATTGTGCTGCCTCCTGTATAGTCTCAAGAATAGCATGTCTTGTTTCATCATATCTTTTGACAACATATCTGACTTGACCGGGTATATTAACATATTTTCTGTTTGATCTTACTGATGGTTTTTGCATCCAAATTGCTGCTTCTCTGTTATTTAAGGGAATTATTTGTTCACCTGAATAACCATCTGCTCTGTTCATTATAGTAGCAACACAATAACTGATTTTAGATGCAGATAACTGTATTGCAAATGTTGCCCTTACAATTTTCTTTTTAATCTGATCAAACGCTGTTGGACTATTAACATCAATGACCTTAGCATTACAAACGGCTAGTCCGTATTGTATAACATCTTCTGTAGAAGCAGGTTCTGACGGGTCCTCAGCGGGATTTAGAACTACAGATAACTCTCGTTTGTCTAGTTCTATACCCTTAGTGTTACTATTAGATTTTGCTTTATAAACATACGCAAGAATATTAGTAAATTTGAATTGTTCTAATACCCAATATCTTGTATTACCTGTAATAATATCATAACTTCCGTCAGGATTCATGTATAGAACTGGTAACTCTTTATTGAGTTTGTATCCTTGTTCTTCTATACTACGCCTAACTTTATTAATACTAGGATTTCTTTTTGCTGATCTATAATCTTGAATGTTCTTTTCAGTATCAAAATTGATCAATTTTGTTTCCACTATCACAGGACTCTTTTTACTGAGTCTTATGAATTCAAAATCATCATTAAGAACACCATTAGCCCATGAGTTTTTTATTGACTCAAATGACTCTTTGGCTACTTCTAAATGATCTTTAGTGAATTTATTTGTGATGGAATCATCACTTTTTGCGTTACGATTAAAATCGTTTACTTTATTTGACATATTACTGTCTCCTCTTTATTGTTATCTGCAATTAAGCAGTGTTAAAAAATGTAATTTTACTTACACTATTATATAGTATACTATGGATTTATAAATCCGTCAATCTTTTAATTTGACTTGTGCACCAACAGCGTCTTTATCACCTTTAGGTGTTTTGATTGTGACACTTCGATAATAGACTACTACTTCTTGAACTTCTCTTATATATCTTCTAAGTTCTTGCATGTTATAAGCCATGAGTTCATAGTCTTCAACTGATATTGCAAAGAATACAACATCTCCATTATTTTTCTTTTTAACATCATCTAAAAATTTATCTAGATAAGTATAGCCTTCTGGCCAATCAGGATTCTCTTTGCCTAATGCACATACTCTAACAGGTTTACCATTTTCTTTCAATAAACCATCAGGGTGATCCATCTTAGGTCTTTTACCTTCTGTATCTTTTACACAAGGATTGGTTATTTTAGCAGTTGATACTACATGCCATTTAGGATCTTTAAGATCAATATTTCTAGGCATTGCTGGTTGAATGATATCAATCTCAATTGGTTTACTAGAAACCTCAATCTGTTTTGTTCCCATCAGGGAACAACCACTAATTATTAGGGTTAATATCGGCGCTAGGATCGTCCAGCGAATCGAGCTCTTTACTGTCATTTTCTATACTCTCAAATACGGCCTTTGTTTGATCATTGGCCCTTGTTTCTATCATACCTGGTTTAGCTATTGCTAATTTATTCAAATTATGTCTTCTGAATATGTCTAAGTATCCATTCATCTCAGCTTCAATCTGAGCGTTTTTAGATGTTAATTGATTTAAGGCTTTACCCTGTTTCTCATAACTTTCTTTCATTACGGCTATAGCTTCTTCTTGTTGTTTAATAGAATTTTCTAATTGCATGTTGTTCATTGTTAGAACTTGATTCTCTGAATACAACCACCAGGATGCAATTCCTAGAATTACTATTATCGCTATAAAGAACTGTTGCACTATGAATTGTCCTCAATATACTGTTTCAGTTCACCTACAGTATGTAATGTTTCAGCATCTTCATCAGGAATTTCGATATCGTATTCCTCTTCGATTGCCATTACTACTTCTACAATGTTTAATGAATCTGCACCTAGATCATTGACAAAATTTGATTCATCTTTGATCATTCCTTGATCAATACCTAAACTCTCTGCTATTATTTTTTCAACCATGATATTCTCCTACTCAAATGTTTTAACTTCACCAACTATAGTTTCTGTCATATAGTCCATCGGTGTTGCTGTTTTTAGTTCAACTAATGTTCCGTCATAAGTTTTAAACTTTATATGTTTATTTGTGCACTTATAAAACTTTCTTACTGTAAAACTCTTAATTAATGTTTCTACGACTGCACCTTCAGAATCATACTTAGTGTGAGTCACATGAAGATATTTATGGTCTTCAAAAAACCTCATAAATCTGAGATACAACCAGACGAAGAATTTTGATATTAGATTCCAGACTTTCTTTAAAATAGATTTAAATTTTCCCCACAGTTTTTTCATTTCTTCCACTGTCTAGCTAATTCTTTAATTCTATCTTTTAATAGTTGTTTTTGTCTCCTTTGAACAGCAGCGTTCTTCTTTTTACGAACTATTACTGTGGATGAATCATCACCTGTGCCTGCTATATGAGGACCTGTGACTGTTCCCATATCCTCTTCAACTGCAGCTCTCTCAGCTTCTCGTTCTTTCTCAGCAGCCTCTCGTTCTTTATCTCTAGCCTCTCGTTCTTTAGCAATTTCATCTCTATGTTTTGCTCTTAAATCAGCTATCTCTTGAGCTCTACTTGCTGCGTCTTCTTTCCTGAGTTTCAATTTCTTCTCCCTCAATCTAGGTTCTTTTCTATTATAATGTTGAGTTACTAAAGAAAGATTGTCTTTATCATTATTCAATGGATTGTTATCTTTATGATGAACATCTTTACCATCACCAGGTTTTGCTTTACCCTCTTTTTCCATCTGTCTACGAGCTCTCTTACGAGCAGCGTTTCTTAACATCTGTTCTGGTCTTGAATGATAGTTTTCTCTTTCTTTCTTATAATTTCTCATAAACATTTTCTGGTGTTGAATTGACATATGGATCTTCTCCATGATTGTCTTCAATACCGTCCTCGGCGAACATTGTTTCTACTATACCATTATTTATAACAGCAGCGTATCTCCAACTCCTCATTCCGAATCCCAAATTGTTCTTTTCAACTAACATACCCATTCTTCTAGTAAAGTCACCATTTCCGTCTGCTATACATTGAACTTTAGTTCCACAAGTGTGTTCTTTAGCCCATGCTCTCATAACAAATCCGTCATTGACTGAAACACAATATATTTCATCAATTCCTTTTTCTCTGAATTGATCATACATTTCTTCAAATCCTGGTAATTGTTTAGTTGAACAAGTTGGTGTAAATGCACCAGGTAATCCGAATACAATTACTCTCTTATCTTGAAATAATTCTTGTCCAATTTTTGGTTCTAATGGTTGGTTTAATGTGAGGTTTAATAGATTCATAATATACTCCTTTTATCTATCTTAGATCATGACCTGAACAGATCATCATCTGATTTTTATCAATGTTATACATGCGAAAGAGACTCACTCCATACACTTTTCCAACAGGCTTTGCACCTGAATTGATTAATGTATCGCCTCTTTCACCGTCTATTTCTTCATCTATGATCATGTTTCGTCTTAGATGAAATGTTTTTTCAGCTTCTAATTTATTAATAGGTGAAAATTCTTCTAAAAGATTATCAGGTAAAAAATCACCTTCCTTTAGATACTTGAAAACTTCTTTGTCTAATTGTGTGCCTTTGAGATTACAATGTTCTTTGATAAGAAACAATGCTGCTGCGTATGATGCTAATCTAGTCTTACCCAATGGTAATATTTCAATTAGTCTTTTTAGATTGAATACTAGTCTATGAAGGAATGTATAAGATTTTTTAAGTTCTGTAGTATTTACTTTAACTGACTTGATTCTCTTACCTTTATCATCAATGATACCTGCTTTAAAGGCTTCTTGATCTTCCCATTTTGTAGTTAAGAGTTTTAATACTCTAAATGTGATTACCGTGTCTATAGCTCTGCTTGCCATTTATAATTCTCTCATTCTTTTTGTTACTTCTTCGTCTAATGGAATTTCTTGTTTCCAATCTTCATCAATATATCCTAAGTATAAAAGACAAGTCTTTAATATCGGCCAGAATTCTTCTTCTAACTTGAATTCTAACATTCTTGTGGTGTTATCTACACCAAACAAATTATTCAACACAATAAGATGGTTGAGAATCAATCGTTCTCTCAACTCACCTGTCTTTTGATATCGCCTTAATAATCTTTTCAGATACCTGAACCGTCTAATGTCTTCATAGAATTCCTCTGTAGAAGTACATTGTGGGTTATCGTAATGTCTGATTGCAAATAGAGTAAAATTCTCGTCATTGAGCTCTTCAAATATATTCATCATGTAAGTATATATGACTTACAGAAACTAGTTCAATTTAGCTTTGATCCTAAAACTACCTTGGCCACTTGTCATATATTCAATATTCATTGACAAGTCTTCTGGTATAGTTGGAACTAAAACATGAGTTTCAGCTGGATCTAATTTCTCTCCAAATTGTGATACTGGTAATGATAAACTACCCGATTCACCTGTTGTTTCTGGTCTATCAAATGTTAGTCCTAATTGTTGAACTTTACCTGCTAATTGAGTTAAAGCGGCTTCAACACTCATAAATTCTTGATTAGAACATCCTTCTAACCATGCATTCACTCTAGTCTTAACATCTTCTTGATCGAGCATATGAAAATCAGCTGGGATATCAGATGATATCCCGTGTGATCCATGACTCTCTTTTACAAATGTTCTAAAAGATTTCATAATTTTATCCTATTACGCTGATACTGTTATTGAACCAGCCGCTGTTCCAATCGCTGAACTATTAGTAATTGTTGAATTACTTGATGTTCCGGCATCTTTAATTGTACCAGAGTTCAAGTTCATAGCGTTAGTTCCAACAGTTAGAACATCACTTGCGTTTGTAGCTGCGTTACCTGCTGCTATCGCTAGTGTGAATACTAACTCATTACTTCCTGTTCCAGAAGCGTATGGTAAGTTGTGTGGTCCTCTACCTGAACCAGAACCTTCGTTTCCGTTAGTAATAGCTAAGTAAGGTACTCCACTTCCTGTATCGACATCAACTGCTTCGTTAAATCTGGCTCTTACTGAAAGTGAGAATCCATCTGATTTATCAGCGGCTGTTGTGATCCATTCGATTTCTGTTATGTCTGCTGTGCCAAGTGATGTTGTTAGTGAACCAATAGCCACTAAAATCTCTGGAGTAGCACTTGTGTTACTATTTCCAGTCATTGTAGAACCTGCTTCAACTGTCCATCCACCTGCTGCTGCGTAGACTTCTTTCTTTTGTGCAGTAGTCAAGTGTTTAGGTTTTGACTCGTCTGCGTCTGTTGCTCCCCATAGTGGCATTTTATTTTCCTCGTTATTTAAAAATAATTAAATTCTATATGTATTTATACATTTAGAATTTTTACATACTTATCAAAAGTCTTTTTATCCTTCTGCATGGCCTTTTGAACTTGTCCACGCTGAGCGGGTTTGACTTTCTCTAAGTTTTTGAGCACTCGTTCAGCATCTTTTTTAGATAGCTTAACTTTACTCTTATCATCTAATTTAATTTCACTGCCTCCCGCGAGGTCTGCAGCACCCTTAATTTGAACATACACATTTCTATCAGCTGTTCCCTGTTGACCTTTATTACCTTTATTATTAAAGGCGTCAACAGCAGCTCTAGTGATTAGTTCATCCTTAGCATCTTTGTATTTACCACCCAATTTGAGTGCTAACTTATCAATCATACTAAGTAAATCTTTTTCCGTTTTAGCTTTTTGAACTAAAGCGTATAGTAAATTATTACCTGCTTGTGAAGGCATTCCCAAATCTGGTGCTCTTCTGCCTTCATCAATCATTTTATCTGACCTTGATATATCCTAACTTTCTCATCTTTTCACGAAAGTTAGTTCTTCTACCATCAATCTTATAAGATTTATGCATATCAACATCTTCACGATTTGGTTCAGCTCTAACTTCAATATCTCTCTTATAATTAGTTTTAGCTAACTGTTGTTCAGCTTTCCTTACATCTTTTTTGTCAACATAAAGAATATTTTTCATTTGAATACGAACAAGATCATGTTTAACTTTTACTTTCTTTTTAACATCGGCCTTCATTTTTTGTATTTGTTTTAATGACGGTTGATTTTTAATCAGTGGAGAAGCTTCGTCTACTTCTTCATGATCAGCTTTCCAATTCTTATCAATATAGTCATAGAATTCTTTCTCTTTCTCACCTGATAATTCAGATGGAGAACTGATACCAAATTTCTTCATTGCTTTATTGAAGAATGCTTGGTATGCTGCTTTATCATCTTCTGATAGTGCATTGAAGAATGGACTCTGAAAGGATTCGTTGGCCAATCTTAATGCGTTACTTACAGCTGGGTCGTCTGATAGACCTTTCTTTAATTTCTCTATAGCGTTAATAGCTCCAGTCATGTTTCCACCTGCGTATCGTTTATCCCAAACAATACCCATGGCCTGTCTAACTAGTTTCTTTGGAAATTTTGCTTCAGATATAATCTGTTTAAATGTTTTCACTTTTTCTTCCTCTATATATTTAAATGTGAATGACTTACCTGTATGTTTATCTTTAACATTGTAAGTGTTCTCACACATTTTTAGAATAGGACCAACGGCTTTCATTCCGTCTGGTTTTACAAATTCTATTTCTGATTCTGTTTCTAACGCTTCGTCTATCTGAGCTCTAGAATATTCTACTGTATCTAAAGGCTCTTCTGTTGTTACTGATTCTAATGCTAAAATCATTCTTTGTGTTTCTCTATCGTCAAATATATCATTTAATTCTAATATATTATATGTCAAGAAACCAGATTTACCAAGTGTTTTTCGTAATTGTTCTATTTGTAACTCTTGTTCAGTAATCATACCGAATGAATCACATGCTTCAACTAAATCATCTCTAGTCGCGTGTCTAGTGCCATATCCTTCTGTATCTATACCAACAGCTCTTGGATATGCTTGTGATTTCAGTTTGAATGGTGATTTATTTGCCTCTTTCATCTTCATAGATTTTGAAATTTTCTTTCTTCTATTCTTTAAATACTTATCTGAATCGTCTGAATCACCGTCATTGTCGATATCATCATCACCTTTACCAACAGGGTCAAGAGCTTCAAGACCCATTCTTTTCATGTGTTTCTTAATTACTTCTCTTGCATCACCATTTGGATTCTTTTTACCAGCAACATACAAGTCATCAAACAATTCATCATCACCAATAAGATGATACAATTTATCAGATGCGTCATCACCATCTTTACCAAGTTTAATTGGTTTTTTCATTAAATTTTGTAATTCTTTCTTTTGTTTAGAAGATTTTGGAAGTGCCCATGTTCCTTCTTTGATTTTACCTTTAACTAAATCGTCAAGGTTGTTATCTAACCACTGGTCAAACTCGTCTGGGTCATCTGTTCTAATTTCACCAGAGTTCAATGCCCATGTCATTAAATCATCTTCTGCTTTCTTTGATAATTCAAGATTATTTGACTTTGAAACTTTCTTTAATTCTCTACCATGTTTTCTCATAACATCTTTAAGTTTCGTTCCTTCTTGAATATCTTCTATCCACCGACTTTTCATCATAGCAGAAGGTAATTGTTGGCTGCTTTTATAAACAGCAGTTAAGTCTACTTCTTTAAACCTTTTACCTTTCTCATTAGCTGCAACAACTACCCAAGCTTGATAACCTAGTTCTTTTGCTTCAGGATCATAATCAATATTATGAACAAAAATCTCTGTTGATGAACTCATACCTGTTAGACCCATTTCATCATCTTTTATTGCCTGGAACTTAAATCTATTTTTCTTTGCATAAGTTTGTGCGAATTTTACTATTTTTAGAGCATCTTTAGTAGAGCATCTGATTTCAAATTCTCTCATTTTATACTTTGATGGAATAACATCACTAAATCTTTCTTGAACATCTTCGGCTTGAGCTCTAAGCTTTTTTGATCCATAATAGTCTTTAAGGAAATTCTTAGCTACAGCTAATGGTATTTTGTAATCTTTGGCTAACTCTTGAGCTGTAGCACCTTGTTGAATATCAATAAGAAGATCACCCATTTTACTTTCTTCAATTTCTTCTCTTACTTTTAGTGAGACTAATTTATCTTTCTTCTTAGAAACAACTTTCTTCCCTTTTTTAAGACCTTTGTATTTTCTTTTATCTTTCTCTGCAACTCGTCTTCTTGTTCCGTCCGATGCAATCCATTCATCTATTGTTTCGTTAAATGGAAAACCTTTTAAGGGTTCTTTATCAAACTCATGAGATGCATTTAATCCCATAACTTTTTGTGCTAGTTTAACTAATGTATTGACATTAGCCTTTTCCATCTTTTTCTTATTTTCATCACTAACTTTATCATACGCTTGTGTAATAACACTAGCAGTAAACATATCAATCATTACACCACTGACTTTCTTAGCACCTTTAGTCTTAACTATATTTTGAAAATCTGGCATTAAATTCTTTTCGTTGAGTTTTTGTTCAGCTACAACAGATTTGTCTTTTGTATAACCCATCTTCTCTGCTTGTTGAGAGTATCGTGATTGAGCGGGTTGTTTCTTTGTTACTTCTTCGATTGCCTTTCTAAGGTCTTTGAAGTCATTAATGACTGTTGTATTTTTCATATCGTTAGTTTGAATTGATTGCTATACCGACAGCCATTACAGCTGCATTAGCTGCAAACAATTGGTCCGAAGGATCTTTTTGAATGATGGCTTCTTTTTGGCCATCAAGTGTGAATGTTCCTATATCTGTTCCACCAGATTCTTCTAGTGTTACTAAATATTCTGTGCCGACAGCTGCTGTATTGAACAGTCTAACATATCTGCTAGAACCAACATTTGATGCTGCTCCGGTAGATGTGCCTAAAGCGGCTTCAGTTGTAATTGGTTTCCATGGGGATGACATTGTAATTTTTCTCCTTGTTATATTCTATTTATATATATCTATATTTATAAAGTAAAATCTTAGTTGATATATTTGTTAAATAATGCGTCTCTTGTATTAGTATATTCTGTATCGTCTTCTAATTTCATCTTTATTAAATCTAATTTATGTTCAAAATCTCCAGTTCTTTCTGGAGTTGTTCCACTTCTATCAACAGGTTGTGCTGTTGTTTTTAATTCATTTGGAATAGTCCAAATAAATGTATCTGTTTCTTCTGGTGTTTGTGATGAATAATCATCAGCTTCAAGAGCTGTAAAATCTGAATCTTGATCTGGTGTTGTTCTTGTGTAGATAGTTTTCTTTGGTATAACTCCTTTATAGACGCCTACTGTAATTGTAATTGAATGAGTTTCACCACCACTAGTTCTCTGAAAATCGTATGTTGTATGAGTGCTTAACATGATTGGAATCCTGACCCATGATCAGCATATGCTAATTGGTGTAACCAGACTTCAACACTAGCTGTGCCTGATACTCCAGATATTCCCCCAAAACCAAACTTAAATCCATTTTGGTATGTAGCATATCCAGATGTTCCGGGTCCAGCTTCTGATACTCCACCACATTGAACTCTATAACCTATTTTTGTTGAACCCAAGTTATTAGTGCTAATAGCTCCACCTGAAACTGTTGTCGTTGAACCACCACCAAGATAACCACCACCAGTTGTATTAGTTCCAGGCGTTACAGTCACAGAACAAGTTGTTGGAAGTGATTGACCTGTCCCTGCAGTTATTCTTGCTACCTCTGTTGCTCCAGAAAAAGCAGTTGTGGAATTACCATGATCATATCCAAATGAATCACCAATCCAAATACCACTAGTAACTTCTGCAACATAAATTCTAATTGAACTGCCCACTTTTTGACAATATATATCATTACCACATCCACTTACTACAAAACAACCCGTATTGACTACACTTCTTGTAGTTCTAACTGCTGGCCATGTATTATCACCTAAGTTTACCTGTCCGTCTGTTCCGGGATCAAATCCTACCCACTCACTCATTGAATGTGGTGCTGCGTTTAATCCATTTACACCTTGACCTTGTGCTGATGTAACTGTAGACCCACTTCTTCCATCTAAATCACTACCGTAATAGGCTGTTAGATCAAAAGTTCCATACTCTGAACTAGTTGAACTTGAATCAGTAGGGAAAGGTAATTTCATCTGTGCACCAGCTAAAGTTGATAAAGATAAATTACTATTACCTATTCCTTTCTCGGCTGCTATGGTTGAAAAACCTACATTAGTTGATGCGATTGTCATTACTTACCTCTTAATTTACCTATTCTATCTCGTTCAGCTTTCTTTGCACCTGGTAATAATTTCTTAGTTAATTTAGCAATTGCGGCTTTCTTCTTGTCTAATTTTTTACCTAACTGAACTTTTTGTGAAATTGTTAATTGACTCAAAGGTATCCCTCCAGACAATTTCATAGCTACTTTATTTCTAGCCATCATACCTGCTTTCTTTAACATATCATCAGGTCCTTTCATTCTCATTGCCTTTTTCTTTGCTGATCGTGCTCTTTTCTTAGCAGTCCTTTTAGCAACTCTACCTCTTGCTAGTCTCTGTTGCATGTTTAATGCTTCTTGCATTTCAATGTATTCTTTAAATGAGTCCATTATACTAGTATTTATATCCTCTTTTACTGACGAATCCATACCTCTTTTAACAGCTGCTATCCACTCTAGAGCTGATGCATTAGGTTTTTTAGACCATGTTGTCAACTTACCCGCCACACTAATATCTATCGAACCACCATTATTTACTATCTCATGATAATCTCTACCCATTTTTTTCTGTAATAACTTTTTAACAGTCTGTGCGGATTTATGTGATTGTTCTACTACTCTTGGTGGTATAGTTCTAGCTCTTTCATTGTTTCTCTGTAATGCTACATCTAAATCTGTTTGTATGAATATAGATTTTACATCATATCCAGCTGATTTTAATTCTCTATACATTCTAAATGTTTTACCTTGATCACCTGATGTTGAATCAATTATAATACCCATTCTTGCATCAATCAATGACTTGTATCGTTTATCAGTTAAACCCTTAGCAGCCATTCTGGCCACTTCTCTATCTTCTGTTTCGTTCTCTGGCATCTTTAATGATAGACCTTTTCGTTTCATCAACAGTTCAAAATACTGATCTGAATTAACAACTACTAATCCAAGAGTTTTAAGTCCTAGTTTCTTTGCAACATAAGATTTACCACTACCTGGTCCACCTGCTAAAATAATAGCTTTGAATATTCCGGGATCATTTACACCCTCGTCTAAGTCTAATACTAAGTCTTCTTCCTTATAATTAAGAATCGATTCCATATTTCCTCTTTGCCATTTGCATTGCTGTTCCGTGCATGATTGAATCAGCCTTGTCACCATATTGTTTTATAAAATTTTCTCGTTCTTTTTTAAGTTCTTTATACATCTTTTCTTTATATTTTAAAACTTCTTTTGGTAAGTCTTCTGCTTCTTTAACTGAGTTCTTTACCCACTTAACAATGGGTTCATAAGGAGTAGATATCTGTGCATACTCTCTACCTTCGTCTGTCCCCCACTCATGTTTAGAAGTATCATATATCTCATACATAAAGTCTGGAAAATCTTCTGTTATTCCCATACCTTTTTGAACAGCTTTGTATAATTGTTTACCAAGTCTATATCTTTTTGGTAATGCATCAATAAATTCTTTTTCTTGACTTAGACTTGCCATTTGTCTCATTTTAGAGGCTGACATACCTACATCACCTTCTGCATCTGGATCTCTTTCTCCAGCAGATATAACACTAATACTTTTGAAATTATAATATCCATGTCTCGCTTTAACACCATTATATTTCTTTAACAAATTATCAAATTCTCTAATTCTATCTGAACCAACAACCATTTGTATCATTCTATATCCATCATCATATAAATCTACAACTACATCAAAAACTGTTCTTGCAGTAGTTGAAGATACATTGATACCTCTTGGTAACATAGGATTCATAAACTTACGAATCTGTGCGTTTGTTAAAGGATTCTTTGTCTTATCTGTTGTATGAGAAGTGTATATTTTTACATCATGTCCTTTAGAAATTGCTTTCATCTTTGCGGCTAACTTCATGTGTCCAACAGTTGGTGGATTGAATCTACCAAAACTAAATGTAACTCCTTTATCTGTTCCTTCTGTTATTTGATTGAATGATTTTAATTCAAGTTCTTCGAATTTGAAATCTAACATCTTCTCTATAGTCTTGTCTTTTTGTTTAGTATACCAAGCAAGTTCACCTGCTAATACTAATTTATCTGGATATGTTAAAGTATCAAACCATTTTTTAAAATCTTTATAACCTCTCTTAGCAAATATACGAGCTCTTTTGGCTAACTTAAACAAATCTATATCGTTAAGTTTATTAACATCTTTTATCATGTTGTCAAAACCTTTGACAGCTAATTTTAAAAAGTTATCTCTATCTTTTTTTATACTCATTACTTGTCCCAATTCTTAGCTACAGTAAAGTTATTAAAACTAAACTCTAACTTATCTACTATTTTAACAGCTCCACCTGATTTATCAATAGCCACATATCCTTCAGGATTAACAACTTTAAGGCCGTTAGGAGTCTTAACAAAAGTCTTCGCTAAACCCTTAGCTGAATCAAGTTGATTTAATAACATTAATTTGGCCTCTATCATATACTTAATGAAGTCAACTACTTCTTTTAATGTTGATGTCGCCTTTCTTATCTCTGCCAAATGCATTTTTAAATTCTGTTTAGATGTCGGTGTATCACCTTTATTCTTTATCCACCAGTCATTAAAATGTTTAAAATACATCTGAACTACATTACCCGAAGCTGGTAGTGATTTACCTGCTCTTGTATATGTATTTAGATAAGTTTTAAACCCAGCTCCAGGTGGAATTTTATCTTGCCATCTAAGAAATGCATTGAACTTTCCTGAATTTATTTTTCCGAATTTCTTGCCTGCGTTAGACAATACTTTAGTTACTGCAATTGTATCTTTTGCTGTAAAGGTTGCTCTTCCGGATACATCTTTAAATGTTGCATCATCTTGCCATACATTAGATGAACTACCTGGTATCTTAGCACCAAAAGTTGCTTTTAAATTTTCTATTGAATCACCCTTATATGTTGTATGCCATACAACACCAATATTAGCACTATTAATTTCTCTACCGATCTTTGAATCTACAGGGACAGCATACATAATCGTATTTGGTTGAAATGTATAATGTGATACACCATCAATGTCTGTAGTATCTACATCATCTGTAAACATTAAATCACCTTGAAGTATTTCTTTCATACCAAGTTTACTAAACTCTGCTAATGATACTTTAAGTTTTGCTGCTAGTTCACCACTCTTATCATTATCAATATCTTCATCTGTATGATAATATGCCGTGTCTGCTTTCCTTTTCCTGAATAAACTTTTTGTGGCTACAAAGAATTTTCCTGTTTCAGGGTGTGGTCCGGCGAATACAGCTGGAGCTCCATCCCATTTGACTGTAACATTTAATTTTTTCTTTGAACTACTAGCGAACATATCTCTTAATGCTCTAAGAAAGTTTATAGAACTACGACCACCAGCAATACCAAAATTTAGAATCTCGTCTTCTAAATGTTCTAAGTGTAAATTTTTACCGGCTGCTTCTGTTAAAAATTCCATTATCCTTTATAACCCTTTCTTTGTGTATTTACTTCAACGGCAGTAGAGAATTTAGATCCTGATTTAGAATTAAATCCTGATGAACCGTATATTGGTGTAACATTCTTTCCATCTATTTCTATGTTTTCAAGTAAAAATATAGTTATTGCATTATGTAATGCTCCTGTTTTACCTACTCGATTGATTTTGATTTCCATGATTGGCCAGTTAGCTTCGTAAACTTCTTCTCTCTTTAGTTTAGTGGCCACATCAGCTGAATAATTATCTCTTTTTCCTAAATGATCTATAACACCTCCACCTTTAACAATTACAAGTGGTAACGCTGTATTGCCAAACTTAGCTTCTGCACTAACATCTCCAGACATACTTAATACAGCATCTGACAATCCATATTCTAAATTTTCATAACTATCCATTTTCTCTTTAACTTGTTTTAGTATGTTATTAAGATAAACATATCCTATCCAATTAGAAGTAACATTAAGAACTACCCAAAACATTGAATACAACTCTGAATCTAATGTAATTTCATCACCTTTTTCGGGTTTTGGTAACTTAAATAATTTATCTAATTGTTTTAAATCATCTGCCATCTGTAGAGCTTCTTTCCCTTCATTGTATATTATAGGATTAAACTTTCTGACTTTAGACTTATTTAATAAATCTACATTTGTTTGAATCTGTTTAAAAGTTCTTTCAATTTCACCTAAACTATCTTTAAAATCTTGAACATGACCGTATAAGTTATTATTGTATACTAACGGTTTACCTTTTCTAGCAGCTCTGAAAATAAATTCATTTAACATTTCTTCTTTTAATGGCATCTTCAATGAAGCCATTTCTTTAACAAGACCCTGTGCTGCTTTAACTTTTTTATCTTTCTTTATGATAGCGTCTGTTAATTTTTTAGCTTTAGAGGTAATAAACTTTACAATTTTCTTAAATACTGTTTTTACTTTTTTTACAAACCCACCAACTTTATCTTTAATTTTATCTATGAGATTACCGAACATACCTTCTTCTAGAAATTCAGAAGGATCATAAGTGAATGTAGGGTTAATAATTTCACCTATAGTTTGCTGTGCAGCTGCGACTGTTCTCAATTTACCTGGCATCCCTGTTCTGTCTAAATCTTTACCTGCTAGTTGAGTCCATTTACCCGCTCGTGCTTCACCAGGTGCTGCGTCTTTTTTCAATGATACTTGATAGAATATAATCTCACCATCAAGTGTTATTTTTGAACCATCTGAGACTGTTCTTTTAACTTGTTCTTCTTCTGATAATTTCTTTAATTCTTTCAATTTTGATATTAGTGTTTTCGGTGTGCCCTTTGTTATGATAACACAATCAGCAGTATTCTTTTTACCAGCTACTGGTACTTGCCAAGTTTTAGGTGCAGCTGCATAATAATCTTCTATTGAATCCCAAATAAATTTACTAGATGAACTAACACCGTCTAGATTAGTTATATGTCCACCCAACTTGTTGCAGAAGTTATTCCAAATATCTGGATCACCACCTATATCTAAATATGCTTCTTGATACCATTGACCCATTGTTGTTATTGAAAGATCATTATATTTAACGGCTTTTCCTTTCTTACCCATTGGCGCGTTCTTCCATTCTGATTCACTTATTATGTTACTACCAACCATTCCCCATAGAGCGGCACCTTCAAAAATAGCGGTTCTAGCAGTATTTTCATTTGAAGGTGGAAGATAATCATCAATAGTCATTTGAACTTCTTCTTCTTCTTTAAGTATTGATTCTAATTTTAAATCAGGTTCCATACTTGATTTTGAGTAATTATATAATGCTTTAGCTAAACGAACACCAAACGCTGTATCAGTTGGATAATGTGCTCCGGCGATTTGTCTACTCTCACCAATTCTTTTACCAATATCTAAAATATCTTTTCTGTATTCTAATGGAGCTTCATCAGCAACTAATAATGATATTAGTGTTCCTTGTGTTGCGTGGCCTGATGGATATGAAGGTGAACCCGCTGTTTTTAATGGAAAGTTATCTAATGGTAATCCCAATTTTTCAGCTAGTTCTTTTGGTCTAGGTCTATTGTAGTGTCTTTTAAGTGATAGGATTATAGGATCTGAATGTTCTTTCATTCTTTTTATTCTATCCCAATCAATATCGTCAATATTATGGCTTGATAGATAATCTTTAAATGGTTGAATAACTTTAATATCATACATTATCATTTCATTTTGCCAATCAGTTCTAAATTGACCTAAAGAAATCAAATGTTGTATTTCTTTTTTAGTTTCCTCAGAAGAATTTCTAGGGAAAGGAAATTGTAGCCAATCTTCTAAATCAAAGTATTCATATTCACTAGAATCTCCTTTAAGCATCGCCAATTTCTTAGAAGATAACTTAACACTATGGCCAAGTTTATCTAATTTGTCTTCTACTGATTCTTCTTGGATTGTTTGTAAGAATGATTTCATAAACAGTATTTATGTTAATACTATTTTTGAATTTTGTGCTTACTGAGAAATTCATCAATCATTGCGATTGATTCTACTAATAGTTCTTGTTTCTTTGGTTGTTCTTTCTGTTTCTTTAGGCGAATAAGTTCTTTCTTCAATTCAACCTTTTTGTTGAGAAGATCGACTAGGGATTTACTTTTAATAACACCCTTATCTTTATTCTGCGATAAGTTCATTTAACTGTTTAATTGTATTGTCTGCAGTAGTATGTAGTATTCCGATACCACCAGCATCTACCCAACAATCAATATTTTTATCTCTATCGTCAATCAATACTGCTTTTTTGTGAGCAAACGCCGCTTTTTGACTACCTTTGAATGTGGGTATAACTGTCCAATAGGGGTTTATATGTTCTCTAATCCATTCAATTTTATCTCTAACAACAAGTTCTCTATTAACAGTTCCTGCTGCAGTTAATATTTCAGTATGAATACCAGAATTTATACACCAATCAGTTAATTTCCATGCATCTGGTAAAGGGTCCATCTTTCTAAACATATGCTTAGATGTTAACTCCCTTTTATGAGCGTCATAAACTGCATGACCTGCATCAGTATTCCAAACTTTTTCACCTAACATTTCTGTTATTTTTGACTCAAAATCAGTCAAAACACCGTCCATGTCTAAGAATATTTGTCTTATTTTCATATCTTTTTTCATCATATTACTATTATAACAAAAGTGTTCCTGCGGTTTCAAGTCTGGCATTTTTAAATGTCTAAATTCCCACATGATTAATTAAAAAAAGTATTTAAATTTGATTCACTTTTATAAGACTGAATATTCTTTTTGTTATATTCCATATCTTTTGTTAAATCAAATGGCATCTTTTTAGTTTGTGTATAATCTTTTTTGCCTGGTAGTTTTATTTTCCACTCTAAATCAGAATGTTTAGGGTGATTCAAATCCCATTTAACTGTTGATTTTTTCAAATACTTTCTATCTTTTTTCGACATAGGATAAATGTATCTGAATTGTTTACCTT